CTGGTTTCAGATAGTCAGTTTTCAGATGATGATACTGGCATCAAATACTTTGATGAGAAGATTGTTCCCATAGACGGGGGCTGGCTAGGGGTTGCCGGTAACTGGAGCGACTGTGAAAAAATTGTTGATTACATCAATAAAAAAAGTAAAACAAAACCAAAGCTTAAAGCAGATAGCTCCTTTATCAAACTAACTAAGGACGGCTTGTTTTATTGTGGTGATGACCTTGAGTGGGAAAGAGCTAAGACCTTTATGGCTATTGGCTCAGGGGCCATGGCAGCAGAAGTATGTTTAAGAATGGGTTTAACGGCAGAAGAGGCCGTTAAATGGGCTTGTAATGTAGATTTAAAAAGTCACGAACCTATTAAAACTTACTTACTAAAAGATGCCCTATAAAGACCTTAAAGTTAGGAAAGAAAAACAGGCTGGTTACAGCAAAAAGTATTATTCAAAAAATAAAGATAAACATAAAGCCTTATCAAAAACAAACAGGGCAAAAGCAAAAGCAAAATGGGTTATTTTTAAAAGCACCCTTAGTTGTATTAAATGTGGATTTTCCCATTCCGCAGCGTTAGATTTTCACCACATTAATCCAAAGAAAAAAGAAAACCTGGTCAGCAAACTAGTCAGCGACGGGCGCTATGCTGCGGCAAGAAAAGAAGTTAAAAAGTGTGTTGTATTATGCGCAAACTGCCACCGAATACATCACTACGAGGAAATAAAAAACCCCGCCTTGTGAGCGGGGTTTTTACTGGTACTTGGGGTATTAAGCTCCAGGTGAACCATAGATACCACGTGGGTCAGACCAGCCGAAGCTGTAACGCTCACGAGCCTTGTAACGTACGTTACCTGTATCGAAGTCACCTTCGAAGGCGGTACGGATTGGGGCACGTTGGAACATCTTGAGACCGTTAGGAGCGTCAGTCAAGAGGAACCATGCGTTTACGTCTGTCAAGTAATGGTTAACTACGAAACCATCAGGGATTAAGCCCATTGACTTGATTGCGTTGATGTCATTGTCTGCAGTTGCAGTACGCAATGTAGACTTCATCAAACGCTCAGCAGTAAATTGGAGTTCTTTTGGAACTACCAACTTCTTACCAATCAAGGCGATCTTCAAACCACGCTCGTCGGTGAAACCAGCGATGTCAATGATGCCTTGCTCAAGTGAAGTTTCGTTCAAATCAGAAGCAACCAAAGGTTCGTTTCTGAAAGTTGGGCCTAAAGCAGTTGGGTGTACATCGCTACACAATGAAACACCGTCACCACCTTTGTAGTTAGGGTCGAACGCATTGTTCAATACGCCTGCACCGAATACTTGCTTGGTGTGAGCCATTGAACGAGCCAATGCCTTAGTATAGCGGCTTGCCAAACGGTCGTAGAGGTTATCTTCAATCGCTTCTTCAGTAATTGAGAACGCCAATGCAATAGTCTGGTGGGTGTAGCGTGCTGTGAATGATTCTTGTGCAGAATCATAGTTCACGCCAGCGCCTTCAGCCTTAACTGGGGCTTGACCAAATCCGGTCAACATAACTTCTTCTTCGAACGCACGCTCAGAATCTTCGATTTCAAAGATTTCTTCGTGTTCGTTTTCATAACGCTTGTACTCAAGACCGAATAAAGCGTTAAGACCTGGTTCTAGTTCTTTAACTAGTTGTGCACGTGTAATAGCCATTATGCAGCTCCTGCAGTAGGTGCTTTATACAGATGCTCATTGATCGTTACGATCAAGTCAGCGTATGCAGCGGTTAAGTCACTGTTACTTGGATCAGCAGTAACACCAATAACTTTTACGTTGAGCGCTGAAGCAGAGCCCAAAGTTCCAGTAGAGAGTTCTAATCCAGAAACACCTGTTGTTGTATTGCCTGCAACAGTTTGTACCAAGTCAGCGTTACGGCCGATGGCTGTTACGCCAGCTACGCCAGAAGCTTGGACCAAGAACTGTGCATAAGGATCGTCAACAATAAAAGCTACGATGTCAGATGCAGCAACGTTACCTGGGTAGTAGTTTTTAAATGTTGTCTTGCTAGTTGTAGGATCAGTGTATTCACAACCAATAAAGACACCCAGGATATTAGCTGCACCTGGAGTTGCTTTAATGATAAAGCCGGTAGAAGCCGAACCGCCGCCACCAGTAACACTAAATGTTACGGTATCGCCTTGGAAAATTGCATCAGTAGTACCTGAAGCGATGGAATACTGAGTATTACCATCACTGTTGTAGTTACTACCAACTTTTCCTAAAGGACGAAGACCAAAGGCTTTGTTAATATTTGCCATTGTTTTTCTCCAAAATTAATTTTATTAGCTCTTACTGTTATCAGTAGAGCCACCAAATGAAACACGGGTATTACGTTCAGGACTCTGGAAACGCATACTTGAGTGCGCATTTTCCTTCATCATGTTGTTGTCTACTGCTTCAATCTGGTCTCTCGCACGCTGCCTGTAATAGGCTTCACGCTCAGCCACAGTTTCCTTAGGAATTTTAGCTAACAGTAAACCACCGACACCGACAACTCCTTTATGACGGCCTTCTTCAACTGCAGGCATCGTATCTTGGAACTCTTCGCCAAGCTCTTCTCTCTGAACGAGTTCATAGCCTTCACGGAGTTTTGTATATACGTTCTGCTTGTCTTCAAAGCCTTGAATTTCGGCACGAATCCAGCGGTACTGATAGCCTTCTGGGGCAGGAGGAGCATCCAAACGAGAAGGTGGAGCCCATGGTTTACGTTGCGCAGACTTCGCACGGGTTTCACCGGCACGTGAACTGCGTTCAAATTTAACTTTTTCTACCATGATCTTAATCCTTTACGTATTTGGCGTATTCCTCAATTGGAACACCAAGTTTTTTAGCAATAGCGACTTGACTGGGACTCAGCCTAACGCTGCGGCGTGCATTATTGTTGTTTACACCGGATGACCGGGTTGCAGGAGCAACGGGCTGCACGGACCGTTGTTGCCTGGTAGGTTGTGCGGCAAATTTTTGTGGGAACTGTGCCCGAATTCGCCGATTTAATTCATCATAATACTCTTCTGATGATCCGTCAAACCCTTCTGCTTCACGAAGTTGCTTGTCAATTCCCCAAGCAGCGTATGTCATTGAGTAATCTTGGCCAAACCAAGGATTATTCTCTGCCCATTCTTCTGCTTTTGGATCAACCCTAGGAGCCTGCTGCTGGGGTGGTTGATAAACAGCTTGTTGTTGCGGAGGGTTATAAATTGGTTGAGCTACCTGTTCAGGAGCCTGGTTAAGGTAATCTTGAAGTTGACGCTGCTCATGGGCCAAAGAAGCTAAACGCTCTTGGGCTTCAGTTTCAGTGTCAATATCACCCTCTTCACGAGCACGCTTGATAATCTGGCGAATAGTCATAAGCTGTGTATCAACACGGCTCTTGGCTTCAGTTAAGCGGCCATAGTCAGAATTAACAGCACGTTGTTGTGCTTGTTGCGCCTGGCTTTGAACGCCTTTTGCGTACTCAATTGCGGCTAATTCACGTCTTTCGGCTTCACGAAGCTTAGAAGTCAGCTTGTCAATCCGCTTTTTAACGCTTTCGCTGTACTCTTTAAGCTCGCCTTCTTCCGCTTTCGCTTCCTGGGCGGGAGTTTCGTCTTTTGGTTCTGCTAAAGCAGGACCATCCGGTTCAGTAGGTTCTACAACCTCTGCTTTACCGTTTTCATCAATATCGACACTAACATCGTTGTCTTTTTCGTTCCCTACTTCAATATCGTAGGTTGGGTTTGCTGTTACGTTAGACATATCTTTCCTTTACATGTGCAGAATATCTTCTGGATCATTAACAATGCCGACAATCTCATCATCGTTGAGGATTCGAATCTCGCCACCATCAATATCTAAGCGTGCTCCGGCATAGCGAGCAAAAATTACCCAATCACCCTCTTTACACCAAGGTCCTGTTGGGAATTTGTCTTCGTCTCTGTAAGCCAAGGGGCCGACTTTTAACACATACGCACATACTGTGGCTAATTGTGTCTTTTTACGGGTTTCTTCAGCTAGGACAATACCGCCTTTAGTTTTTTCTACACCCCTGTATGGAAGTACAGCTATTCTCCAGCCTGTTGGGTTTGGGATGCGGTCTAGAACAGCCTCATCCAATTTGCTAGGGTCTAAACCCTCTTCTGTATAAGCGTCATCTAACTCAGGGCCTTTGGCAGCCTTTTCGTCAGCCCATTTCTGCTCAAGTGCAGTCATGGGTTTGGTTTCTAATAAATCGTCCATCATTTCACGTCTCCTTGGGGTTAATCGATGTCGTCTTTGCTCAGCTTATCCTGCAATAGCTGTTCAACGAATGTGTAGCCCTCAAGCCTGCCCATCATCTGACGATATTGCTCCATACTCTTCATGGAGCCAGATGTGACAAGTTGTTCTGTGTCATGACGTAAGCGTCTTATGTCGTGAAGCAAGTCTTCTACAAACTTGAGCATGGTTTCCTCTTACCACGGGCGGGAGAACTTATAGCTTCTCCCGATAGCTAGTTACTGTGATTATACACAGCCTGTAAATTTATACACTATTTTTTCTTAGCAGTCTTTGCGGACTGAACAAAAGCTTGTTTTGTTGGAGCGCCCTTAGTTCCAGGCTTTCTCATCTTTTCGCCTGATCCTTCGGCAATACGTTTTTTCTTAGCTGCGATATTCGCATAAAGTCCGGGTTTAGCTGCTGCGCCGCCGTCTTTCATGTAGCCCATCTTATTGCGTACGGCTGTGGGTAACTTAGCTAAGCCGGGGTTTTTACTTTTGTCTACTGCTTTCATATTTTTACCTTTCTTTTAACACTTCCATCTTTTTAAACTTGCTGCTTTACGGGTTGGTTTGCCATTCTCGTCCTTCATAGGTCCTGGCATACCAGACATTCTTGCACAAAATGATTTTTTACGAGCGCCACCTTCAGGCTGAGGAGCCTTTAGATTCGAGCCAGTAGCTTTATTATACTTAGCACGGCCTTTGGCGGTAAGCCCAGCGCCTTTAGATACAGGCAACTTCTCACCACGACCAACCGCAAGCGAAACACCTTTCTTTGTTGCCATTTTTAATACAATCCTACTGGCAAGTTTCCGTCACGGCGGAATGTAACACGGCCGCCTCGCTTTTTAATCTTGCTTTCCTGAGAAGAGACCATAGAAGCGGGTGCTTGGCTTGCTTTAGCCGTCGAGCTTTCTTTAATCTCGCCGCCTTTTGCTTTCTTAGTTGCCCCCGCCTTGTTGTAAGCGATGGCGACCGCCTGCTTGACCGCAGCCGCTTTAGACTTAGGCTTAGACGTACCGATGCGGCCACTGCTCTTGTAGGCATCTACTACCTCCTTGATATTGCTGCTCATTACTTTTTGACTCTTACCGGACTTGAGTGGCATTTTGCGCTCCTTGTTTTTGCATAGAGGCCATTAGGCGCTCATTTGCAATCTTTTCATTAGATTGAATTTTTTGCAAGTCAATCTGGTCTTGCTTGGCCTTATCAGCTTGGTCTAATTGCAGGCGTTGACTTTCAATCTGAGTTCTTTGCTGGTCTCTTTGAGCATTTTGCTTAAGCTCTTGCTCTTTTAGCTTGACTAGCGGATCGGATTGATCACCCATCAACTCTTCTTGGACTTTCTTAACCTCTTTAAGGTTTTCTACGACCTTAATTGCAATCATTGCCTCACGCTGCAGGTCAGATACCAGGTGCTCCGGGTCTGTGCCGTAACTCTTAAAGATTTCAGCTTCAGTATCTTCTTCCGCTTTAGTCTTTACATGCTCCAGGATATGTTTTTGCAACTGCACTGCAGCCATTGGGTTGGACTG